CATCGCGGCCGACATGGTCCTCGCGTACAACAAGCGGGTGACCACGATGATCGCGGCGCTCTCGTCCGGGTTCTCCTCGGCGGTTGGTAGCACGACCGTTGATCTGACCGTCGCCAACTTCTACGCGGCGATCTTCGGCCTCCAGCTCAACAGCGCCGACGGGATGTTCACCGCGATCCTGCACCCCCAGCAGATCAACGACCTGATCTCCTCGCTCCGCTCCGAGACGGGCCCCGGCCAGTACCTCGCGACGACCCAGGACCAGGTCCAGGCCAAGGGCCCCGGCTTCCGTGGCAACCTGTTCGGCGTCGACATCTTCGCCAGCGCCAACGTGCCCACCGCCACCGCCGGCGCCGACTACCTCGGCATGATGATCGCCCCCGGCGCTATCGGTGTCGCCACCGCCACCGCCGCTCCGATGGTTGGCGGCCAGACGCTCGCGTCGCAGTCGCCCATCGTGGTCGAGCTCGAGCGTGACGCGTCCTCCGGTTCGACCATCGTCGTCGGCTCCGCGTTCGTGGGCGTCGCCGAGCTGGACGACCTCCGCGGCATCGGCATCCTCTCCGACCTGTGAGACACCGCGCCCGCGCTCGTAGGGTTATCCTATGGGCGCGGGCGCTTTCGCGTCTGAAGGAGCATCTATGGCGGCGACGTTTGGGACCATCGGCGGCGGTCAGTTCGAGGGGCGCGCGGCGGCGCGTCCGCAGGTCATGCGCGAGTTGGTACGGCTCGATCCGTCGACGTCGTTCTGGTTCATGCATCATCCCGCCCGCTGGATGCTGGTCGATGGCGAGTGGCTCCCGTGGCTCTCGAAGCTCGCCGCAGACCCTGGCGTTTCGAACGTAGACCAGAGCGGCGACACCGCCGCGGCCGAGGTGGCCAAGCGCCGCCGCGGCTGGACCATCATCCCCTGGGAAGCCGAGCCGGGCGGCTACGTCGTCGCCTACGACGGTGTCGCCGGCCCCGTCCACTTGTCCAAGTGGGAGACGCCCAAGATGGTCGCGGGGCAGACCCGCATCCAGAGCGACTCCGACGGCTACTGGGCCTTCTGTCGTCGCCTCGTGGTCGACGGCTACATCGACCTCCCGGATGCCGACTTCATCACGGTCCAGATCGAGCGGCAAGAGAAGCACGTCCAAGAGTGGCGCGAGAAGGCGCCGAGCTCGCCGTACCACCGCGAGGCCCTGCCCAACGAGGAAGCCACGCTCGACAGAATGCGCGCCGCGATGGACCGCCTCTACGCGCCCGCCGTCACCGACGACGAGGCGCCCGTCGCGCCCGCCCCCAAGCCCCGCCGGGGCCGCGCGTGAGCGAGCGCGCCGGCTATCGCGAGGCCATGGAGCGGATGACCAAGCAGCTCCGCGACTCGGGCGTACCTGCCGACAAGGCGCGCAAGGTGGCGCAAGACACCGCGCGCCGCACCGACGAGACGCAACGCGATAAGGGCAAGTAGGGGGGCCTGGATGTCACTCGCCGAGACTGTCTACACCGCGCGCTTTCGGTCCACCGAGACGCTCGAACGCGGGCGTACCCAGACCATCACTTGCCCCACCTCGAGGGCGGGCGCGACGGCGACACCGACGAGCGGCACGGTCACGATCTACCGGCCCGATCAGACCGTGCTCGTCACGGGCGCGGTGACGGTCGCGAGCATCGCCACGTTCTCGCTCACGGGCGCGACGACGACGGCCGAGGCGCTCGGCGAGGGCTTCCTTATCGAGTGGGTACTCGTCATGCCCGACGCAGTGACCCACACCTTTCGACAGGACGCCGCCGTCTGTCGACGCACGCTCTACCCCGTCGTGTCGCAAGACGACCTGACCCAGCGGCACTCCGACCTTCCGTCACTCCTCGGGCCCGCCGCGTCTTACCAGGCGTACATTGACGAGGCCTGGTTCACGATCTCGAACCGACTGATCGGCGCGGGCCGGCGGCCCTACCTCGTCATCCAGCCGAGCGCGCTCCGCGAATGTCACCTCATGTTGGCGTTGCATCTCGTCTTCATTGATTATTCAACTTCGGCCGGCGACGGCGGGCGGTGGCAAGCTCTCGCGGCGCACTACCTCATGGGGTACGAGCAAGCCTACGGACAGTTGAGGTTCTCGTACGACGAGGCTGACGACAACCGGATCGACCCGACGAAGAAGAAGTCGGCGAGCTCGCAGATTTGGACGAACGGCCGTGGCCTCTCGCACGCGTCGTGGACTCGCTATGGCGACTAAGACGGTGCGCCAGTTGCGCGAGGACGTCACGACTCGGATGCTCACGCTGACGGGCTGGCGCGAGTCGCGCGTGCTCCCGGAGACGTTCGGCCGCGATGCCGACAGCATCGCGCACAAGGCCTTTGTCGTGCATCCAGTCACGACGAAAGACCTCCGGCTCTACCGGGGCAAGCCCGCCGAGGGCACCCTTGTCGAGACGGACCTTGAGGTGCGCTTCTCGTGGCGCATGGTGCCTAAGGACATGAGCACGTCCTACGACGACAGCCTCGACGGCGCGCAAGCCGTCGTGAACCTCCTCATGGTCTACGACGCCACCTGGCCGAGCTCCTACAAGGTGCAACTCCTCGAGACGTCGCAAGCCGCCACCGAAACGGGTGAGTGGGTTATCGGGCTGGTACTGTTCCGCATCGTCCACAATCTCCCGCTCCAATAGGTGAACCATGGCCGCGTCTACTGTCATCAAGAACTTTCGCGACGGCACGCTCACCTTCACCGACAATACCGGCGGCACCCCGCTGTCGCTGCCGATTGTCTACGAGGCGGGTGACTTCTCCATTGACAACCTGAACGAAGGCCTTGTCGAGACGACTGCGTACCTGGACCGCGGCGAGTTCGCGACGCTCCGCAAGACCAACCGCGTCTTCCCGTCGTTCTCGTTCACGGCGCACTTCACGGACCTGTCTGACGCCACCGACAAGCTGCTCTACGACCTCGCGCGCAAGACCGGCGCCTTTGCGGCGGCCGTGTCGACGCTCGGCACCGCCGCGGACGCGATGGCGTACAAGCTCACCTGGACGTGCGAGGGCACGAATTTTGGCGACACCGCCGACCACACCCTCGTCCTCAACGACTGCCGCGTCACCGTGTCGCTGTCCGAGGGCGATCCCAACTCCTTCTCTGTGTCGGGCATCGTCTACGGCGCGATCACGGCGACCTGATGGAGTCGCGCGTCGTCAAGCTCGGGGCGCACTCCGTGCCGCTCCGCACCCCGCCCTCGTTCGCGCTGGCGCGCGTCGTGTCGGTGGCGTTGTCGCAGTCCCCTCTACTCGGCCTCGGCGCGGCCCTGGGTGCGTGCTGGGGCGGGCGCCCGCTCAAGGCCTCGCTCAAGGCACACCAACACGACGCGTGCGCCTACGGGGCCGCCGTGGTGGACGAGCTTCACGCGCTCGGCTTCCCCGAGGATGAGATCTGGGCGGCGGCTGGCGTGGCCGTGGAGATGCTCACGACCTCGACTCCGACGGAGGCGGGCGTTGCTGCCGCCGCGGATTTTACCGCGCCCCCGGTGGCGGGCTCGACGCCGTAGCGATGGAAGTCGGGCTCACCTACTGCGGGGAGCCTGACGCGTTCTACGGGTGGGACGTGGAGGTGCAAGAGCGCGTCCTCGGGTGGTGGCGTGCAAAGCACACTCCCCCGCCCGCGACGAAGCGGGGCAAGACCGCCGCCGAGGGGGACGCCGCGGCGTTGTCGTTCTGGGGGCTCGGGTGAGGCCGGCCGGCACGCGTCGATTCGCTTCGGACACCGTCACTGTGACGATTGATCGTGCGCTGGACGACGCCATCCTCGCGCTCGTTCGCGAGGTAGCCGGGGGCGTGGTCGACGTCCTCGAGGACATCGCCTCGAAGACGGTCAACGACACGAAGTCCAAGTGGTACACGATGGTGCGCAAGAAGACGGGGAAGTCGGGCGCCGGCAACAAGTACCGGATGGAGGTCCGCGGGGACACCATCCGGGCCATCGTCTACAACGACGCCACGTCAGGCCTCGTCAAACGCAATCTGAACGTCGATGCTCAAGGCCGACTACTCCCCGGAAAGGAAGTCAAAAGCGAGTTCTCTCGAGCGACTACCGAGAGCTACGCCTACTTCGTCCATGCTCCGCTTCCGCTCTCGACAATCGCGAAGGCGACACCGATTGACGAGTACAAGAAGTTGATGAGCCTGTGGCGCAAGGAGCGCCGCCTCCCGCCGGGCTACATCGCGCGCGACTACGTCGACAAGAAGGGCCGCGCCCGCCCCGTCGGCATCGCGCGCATCGTTCGGAACCCACTCGCGTCTGACGGAAAGACGCTCTGGAGCACGCTCGCCGTCAAGGGCTCTAAGGCCGTGATAAAGTCTGAACTGATTGAGCTTGACCGCGCGCTACAGGCGGCCGGTAAAAACTTCGGGAGGCGATGATGGCAACGGCTGAACTGACCATCTCGGCCAACATCGAAGGCCTTCGTCGGGAGCTGGAGAAGATCGGACCCATCACGGCTGACCAAGCAACCGCGATGACCAACCAGCTCAACAAGTCGATCAAGGCTGCGGAGAAGGCGTCTATCGCCGCGGCTAAGGCGTCCAAGGCGGCGTCTGAGGGCGCGAAGGCTTCGGGGCGCGCCGCGTCCGAGGCGCTCGACGTGGCGTCCGCGTCGGCCACGCGGTTCGGCGACAAGGCCGGCGCGGTTGGAAGCAACGCCGGCAAGCTCGCCGGCATCCTTGACATGCTCGTACCCGGCCTGGGTGGCGTG